GCTTTCGTTTCGACATCTTCGATCTCCTTCGTGGTGAAGATCAGCAGACAGCAAATCCGAGCTTGCGTCATTGTCCAGTTTTCGGGGGGCACCTCAGGGATCCCGCGGTCATTGAAGGCTTCGGCGGCGTTTTCCGCGTGGGCGACCGTCGAGCAGAAGACCACGGTCTGCCGGTCACCGGCCTTCTCGCGCCAGTGCCGGATGACCTCGGCCGTGATCGGTGCGCGGTTCATGATCTACGCAACCGCGCCCATGTCGTAGTCGGACGCGGTCTTACGCACGGCGCGTAGCTTCTCCTGCACGCCCACATCGATCACGAAGGTGCGCGGCGGCACGAGGTGACCAGACGCGATCAGTTCGGCCAGCGTGACCTGGTCGCCGACATTGTCGAAGACCTCGCGCAGGCCCTTCCGGTCACCGCGGTTGGGCGTCGCCGTGACGCCGAAGATGCGCGCGTCCGGATTGGCGTCGCGCACGCGGTCGATGATCCGACGATAGCTGTCGGCCACCGTGTGATGCGCTTCGTCGATCACCAGCAGATCGAGCGTGGGCATCGCGTTCAGGCTGGCCGAGCGCGACAGCGTCGGCGCCATGGCGAAGGTGACCTGGCCGGCCCACGACTTGGAGCCGGCATCCACCACGGAGGTGGTTACCTCCGGATTGACCCGGCCGAACTTCGCGCGGTTCTGGCCGGTCAGCTCGTCACGATGGGCGAGAACGCAGGCCTTGGCCGCCGTCTCCTCCACCAGCTTCCCGGTGACCGCGGACAGCATGATGGTCTTGCCCGCGCCCGTGGGCGCGACGCCGAGCGTATTGCCGTGCTTCGAGAGCGCAGCGAGGCTGCGCTCCACGAAGACTTTCTGACGGGGACGCAGCCGCATCGGACGCCCCTCACTGCGCCCAGGCCGGACGACCGGGGGCCGCCGGAGCGGTGGGCTGCGATGCCGCCGCCGGTTGCGGCGCAGGCTGTGCTGGCGGTTGATAACCTTGGCCGGCCGTGCCCATGACCTGCGCATAATCGCGATGGTCGGGCGTCACCGCCGCGCGGATCTCGTTCTTGTCCTCGCCCATCGCATCGGTGCCGATGTCGATGCGGGCCACGAACTCGAGCCCGTCGAGATCGGCGAAGCCGTTGATCCGACGTGCGGCCTGCGCTTCGGGCGAGGTGTCCTTGTCGGAGATCCCGCGCGCCGAGTTCAGCATGCCGCGGACGAGGCTGCGGCCCATGTTGGCCCAGTCCGGCCCCTTGGGACTGTGCAGCCCGATCAGCGTGAAGATCTTGCGCCGGGCATGGGGACCCTCGAGCACGGTGAACTCGCCGTTGAGATAGACCGCGCCGGTCGATCCGCGGGTGGCATAGCCCCCGGTCCAGCCCTGCGAGGGATCGTCGAAACCGCCGGGGCGGATGGTCAGGCGCACCTTGGCCAGCGTGCCCTTGGAGATGAGGTTGGTGTTGGACTGCGCGTCGTTGAAATCGTTCCAGAGACCGGTCATGGCGTGGGGTCCTTTCAGTTGGTGGGATCGGATTGAGGGGTCGCGGCGGGCGCCGGGACGCGCGGCGCGTCCGTCACGAGCGGGCGCGCATCGATCGGCAGGGGCTGGCGGATCTTCTCGATGAGCCGGCCGAGATGCGGCGGCTCCAGCAGGTCGAGGCGTCCGGAACGGTCCTTGGCCGGATAGCCCCAGCTGTTCTGCGTGTGGCAGACGAACACCCGCTGCGGCACGCCCTTGTCGTCGGGCAGCGAGGTGAGCGTCAGCACCTCATCGACGATGCCGGGCAGCTCCAGCCCGGTCTTCGATCCGTCGATCTGCGGGACGAAGATCTTGCGATTGAAGTCGTCGAACTTCTCGTCGAGGATCCCGACGAAGATCACGTTCTTCGCCCGCGTATGCTGCAGATGCGTCAGCCAGGCGATCATCTCGCGCCCGTGCAGCCCGTAGGCGCCGCGGACGTCCGGCTTGCCGGTCTTGTCCGAATGCGCCTCGGGCTGGCCCTTGCACCACTGGAAGCAGAGCCGCCCCGCCACGGTGATCGAGTCGATGAAGACCGTGTCGTACTTCTCCAGTACCTTCGGATCGCCGTACTTCTGGCAGATCGCCTGGTAGTGGTCCTCGCTGTAGGGCTGGTCCTTGCGCAGTGCCGGGTTCGGACCGCCGATGAACACCGCGAAGTCGCGGCATTCCCGCCAGGTGCGCGGGCGGATCGTGTCGACGGCCAACCCCTCGATGGCGAGGTCGCCAGCCTCGAGGTCGAAGAACAGCGTGGTCGAAGACCGGAGCGTGCGCAGAAGCGTGGTCTTGCCGACCCCGCTCGGGCCGAAGACGGCGGCCTTCACGCCGCGCACCTCGGCCAGCCGCTCGTCGGCGGTGATGATCGGGAGGCTCATGCATCGCCTCCCTGCGGCCGGATCTCGACCTTCAACGCGCCGGTCTTCACGGTCCGCGCCGGCTCGAAGCCCTGGCGGATCGCATCGGGCCAGGCCGCGTATTTGCGCTCGGGAACCTTGAAGGCGATGTCGACATACTCGGCCGGGTCATCCCCGGCCGCGCAGATCCGCTCGACCATGGCGGCCAGCCGGGACTGGTCCCATTCGACGCGTTTCGGCAGATCGGCAACCACTGTGAAATCGCCGTCATCGAACCGGACCGTGCCGGTATCCTTGGCCTGCGCCTGCCGCTCTTCGGCGGCGCGGGCGGCGTAGCGGGTCGTCAGCGCTGCATCGAGCCGGGCCTTTGCGGCCTTGTCGCGCTTCAGCCGCTCGTCGATCTCGCGCTGGAGGATGGCCAGCAGTTCGACGGGAAGCCCGGCGATCTCCTGCGGGCTGAGGCCCGGCAGGTCATCGGGCGTGGGTGTGTTCTCGGGATAGGGCATTGGGGTCTCCGGAATGGGGGATGGGGATCAGGCGGCCTCGAGCAGGCGCATCGAGAGCGCCGCGCCGGACGGGCCGGGCTTCGGTCGGGCGACGGCAATGTAGGCGAAAGCGTCGGGGCCGAGCCGGGACTGCACGAGATGGACGAGGTTCTGCTCGGCTGCGCGACGAGCGGCGGCAGCCACCAGCTGCAGCGTCCGTTGCCGGTCCGCCGGCAGCTTCGAGATGACCGACGTGGCATCGACGGCGAGGAAGCCGCGGTGATAGACCAGCGCCTCGCCGGGTTCGGCCTGCGCGATCCAGGCGGCGAGCCCGATCTCGTCAAGTGTCGGCCCGTTCGCGCCGTGCAGCGGCACGACCTCGGCCTCGGTGATGGGCGACAGGCGTCCCATCAGGCCGCTCCCGCACGCGGCTGGGTATCCATGGTGTGCTGGAGCTGGTCGCGCTCGAAGGCGACGATGTCCTCGAGGCGATAGACGACCCGTCCGCCGATTTTCATGTAGGCCGGGCCTTCACCCGCCCACCGCCAGCGCTCCAGCGTGCGATGCGAGATCGTCCAGCGCCGGGCGAGTTCCTTCTGGTTCAGGCATTGCTTCTGCTGCATCGGCTCTCTCCGTTTGCGTGTGCTTCGGAGAGAGATTGCGAAATCCCGCTATGGGATGTCGTCAGGATCGCAGGGGGATGCAGAGGGGGATCGTTATGGCCTTGCAGGACAGGATGGGACAGCGCGCCGGGGGATCGTCATCCCCCTCCATCCCCCAGCCGATCCCACACCGAGCGCGACCCGAAACCGCGCATGGTGGACCGCAAGCGACTCAGTCGATGTTCAGACGGTAACCGCCGCGGCGGTCGGAGCGGATCAGCTGCCGCCAGTCCTTCTGCGACTTGAAGACGTCCGCCATGCGCAGGCTCTTCGAGCCGGCCGAGGACAGGATGGCCTTGCCGCTCTGCCACGCCTCGCCGCGCTGCGCGGCCTCGTGCAGGGAGCGCACGACCTGCGCCTGGATCGGCCCGAGGCGGAAGCGATATCCGTTGCAGCGCACCTCCTGGTAATCCGCCGACGCGATGAAAGTGCTCGCCTCCATCGCCGAGCCGCCCGCGGAGAAGCCGGACTGAAGCTCGAAACGGTCGCGTTCCTCGCGCCTTAGCAGCAGATCTCCGATCAGGATGAAGATCGGCTTGGCCTCGCCATGGAGCGCGGCATAGTCCGCCCGCGGCGTGCGGAACTCGCTCAGATGGATCTCGCCGCAGCGGAAGAGTTGGAACACGTCGCAGGCATGCAGATCGAGCAGCCCGCTGTAACGCTGCCGCTCCCAAGGCACGCGGAAGCGCTCACCATCCGCCCCTTCCTCGATGTCCCCGAACTCCACGGGTGCGTGAAACACGCGCACCGACAGCCGCAGCTTGTCGTTCTCGGCCAAGTAGACGAGGTCCGTCTCGGAGATCCGCCAGCGCTCGAGCACCTCGGGGAGCGTGAAATACAGCTTGTCGATGTGCACGCGCCCCTCCGATTCCCCTGCCTGTTGTTTACCTTCTGTTCTTATTCGCTTGACGGCCACCGATCAATCCGATTTTATCCTATTTCATCCACAGATGGGTGGGGAAACATGAACGAGCATCACACGCTTGCCGACCGTCTCAGGGCCCGGGCCAACCAGCTCGGTCTCAGCCCCGCCCACGTCGCCGAGATGGCGGGCGTGAATCGCTCCTTCGTCTACGACATCCTGCGCGGGCGATCATCCCGCCCCGGCATCGACCGGCTGGCCGAGGTCGCCCGGGTGCTGAAGGTCGACCGTGACTGGCTCATCCACGGAATAGGCGATGTGGAAGGAACACCGCCTTTCATCGAGAACCCGGACGAGGCGTTCGTGTCGATCGCGCATGCGAGCCCGCGCCCCTCGATGGGCGGCGGCGCCGTGGTCCAGGAGCACGACGATCCCGCCGGCCGCGCCTACCACTTCCGCCGGTCCTGGATCCGCCACAGTCTCAAGGCCAGCCCCTCCCAGCTGCGCATCATGCATGTGGAAGGCGACAGCATGGCACCCACGCTGCTCGATGGCGACACGGTTCTCGTCGACATGGCGCGCCGCGCGCCAAACCCGCCCGGTATCTTCGTGCTGGACGACGGCATGGGCCTGGTGGCCAAGCGACTCGAGCACATCCCGAACAGCGACCCGCCCGCCGTGCGCGTCATCTCGGACAACGGCTTCTACAGCCCCTACGAGCGAACGGCCGACGAGATCCACATCGTCGGCCGCATCCGTTGGTTCGCGCGGGAGCTCTGAGGAAGACTTAAATCGAAAGGCACGGAATGACTGATCAAGAACACTTTGAGATCAAGGGCGACCGCGCTCTTTCCTCTGGGGACACCGATAAGCTCGGTTTCCGTCAGGTTTCCAGGAGGATAGCCGCATCACTGGTCGATCGCGCATCTCAAGATGGATTTGTGGTTGGCATCGAGGGCGCGTGGGGCTCCGGTAAGTCAAGTCTTCTATTTCTCATTGGCGATGAGCTTCGAAAGCTGCCCTCCACTCGACGTCCATCAATAATAAATTTCCGCCCCTGGTTAATCGGTAGCAGGGACGCCCTTATTACTGGCCTATTTAGCGATCTTTCAAGTGAACTTGAAAAGTTCGCGTTGGAGGCTGGGGATGCGACACCACTTTACAAGTCGAAGGCGCAGGAGGCCAGCAAGGCGCTTCGAAGCTTCATGAATGGCTTGAGCAGAACTGGCGCTGCAATTGAAGTCGTAGGCGAAGCTTCTGGATGGGGTCCAGCAAAATTGATTGGGAAGAGCGTCAGAGCCATTGGTGACATCACACGCGGGGAGTCAGCATCCCCTCAACTCTCTGAACTCAAAGACAAGCTTGTAAAGTCACTCCGAGAGTTGGACCACAGATTCATTGTCACTATTGATGATGTTGATCGCCTTGAACCTGCTGAGGTAATTGAGATCTTGCGGCTTGTCCGATCGGTCGTCGACTTGCCGAACGTGATCTATATCTTATGCTACGATTCTGAAATACTGGCACAGAGCATCGAGCGAGCCGCAGGCGTAAAGAGTGGCAAAGCATATCTAGAAAAAATCGTACAGTTAACTGCTATGGTTCCGCAGCCAGAGCCATTTCAGCTACGGCAATGGTTTACTGATGAACTCCATCAGATCGCTTCCGTCAAAGATGACGATGAACTTTCGAGATTGCGCGCAGTAATAGATCATGAAGGTGGTAGGCAGCTTCTAACACCTCGGTCCGTGATACGCGCGCTTGATGCGATTCGTTTCTTCTGGCCAGCGCTGCGTGACATTCGGGCAGACCTAGCTGATCTTGTGTGGCTCCAAATAATCAAAGATGGAAATCCAGCATTGTACCGTTGGATTGAAGCGTATTGCGCGACTTTTTCTGCAATTTCAGTCGGAGCTGCACGCATCGAAGAAGCAGAGAAATCCAAAGAGCTTTCAGCATTGTTCGAGGCCGTGCCAGAAGGCCATTTTAACGATATGATGTATCGATATTATTTTGCCGAGCAGCTTCCCGGTGTTGAAGTAGACTATGCCGAAGAAGGACGCGGATTCAGTATATTTCAACACGTGTCTGAGCACGAACGTGACCTAGCCGTCAGGGCCGGAAGGCTCAGTAGCCCAGATCACTATCGGCTTTATTTTGCCCTAGCAGCTCCTTCTCATGCACTCACGAATGATGAGTTTGCGACTATATGGGAGGCATCCAATGCCGGGCCGCAGCAAACCAGTGATTCCTTACTGGAATTACACAGTGCCGCCCAATCAGGATCGCTCACGAAGGCGGATGTTCTGCTTGAGAGACTGAAAGGTCAAGTTTATGAAGATCTTTCCGCAAAGCAATGCGAGAACTTTTTGACTGCGTTTTCTAATATGATGGATGAAGCATATCGCATACGCCCATTTGATCACTTTTGGATAAATTCATTTTGGGAACGAGCGGAACGCCTTGTACCATTCTTCATTTCAAACCTGGAAGATGACGATCGCAAGCGCGTTCTAAGATTGATGTTTGAACATGGCGATGCGATCGGCTGGCTAACATCGATGTTTCGGCGCGAGACGTTTGCGCACGGGCGGTATGGGGAACGACCCAAACCCGAGGAGGAGTGGTTATTCCAGGAGGATGAGCTCGATGAAATTAATGCGATCCTCTTGGAACGCTACCGATCAATGAGTTTTCAGGACGTCATTTCTAGTCCAAAACCAGTTAGCCTTCTCTTTGCTTGGATGCAGGGTGGAGATAAAGAGGGGCCGTGTAATCTAATTGCAGGTCATGCAGAATCAGATGCAGGCTTCTTGGATGCGCTAGAAGGCCTCACCAGTTGGATCAACAGCAGCGACAGAGGCCGCTTCAAAGTCCTAAAAAGGGAGAACCTTGAGAGTTTCATGGACCTGGACGGTACGACGGCCAGGCTGCAGGGCTTGGTTGACGATCCACAACTGGGTGAACGTGCTAGACGCATCGTGGAAGTGCTGAAGTTGGGAAACGAGTACTGATTTTTGAACCGCCAAGAGCCCCGAGCATTTTTGCGTTGTAGATCTCTTTGGGGACGCCCAATGCAGAGCGGTTGAAGTATCCGCGTCCGCTCCGCTTCCTTAGTCTTCGCGCAACTACGACAACTCTCGGTTTTCACTTGAATTTCTTCGCCGACCGCGGCGATCACGGAGCAAACCGCCTCAGGAGGTTCGCTCCCCATGCCAGCCCGAATCACCTTCGCGCCGCCTGCCGAAACGCTCAGCACCGATGAGCGGTTGACGGAACTGGCCGCCATCCTTGCCGGCGCCATCGCGCGCATCAACGCATTGGAATCGAACGAGAATGCTCCTCTCGACGGAGACAGTTCGCTGGACATTCTCGCCCTCAGACGCCGTCGTCGGAGACAGGTTCGAAACCGAGTTGGAGATGACGCATGAGGAAAACCGCAAGGAAATCAGGCGCGAGGGCCGCACTCGCGCGCGAGGCGGAGGGGATCGACGTCCTGGCCGAACTGACTGCGCTGAAGGCGATGACGGTGCCCGAGTTGCAGGAAAAGTGGCAGGCCATCTTTGGGGAGCGCGCGCCGAACGCCAGCCGCGGGAACCTTGAGCTTCGGCTGGGCTACCGCATCCAGGAACTGGCCCATGGTGGGCTGCGCCGCGAGACGCGCCGCACGCTCGATGCGCTGGCCGACGAGGTCATGAGCGGCAAGCTGGGCGGCATGGTGGCGGATCCGCGCAAGCCGGCTCCGGGCACGAAGCTGGTCCGCGAGTGGGGCGGCGAGGAGCAAATGGTCACCGTGCTTGCGGATGGCTTCGAATGGCAGGGCCGGCGCTTCAAGTCGCTCTCAGCCGCGGTCCGTGCGATCACCGGGGCGCACTGGAATGGCTGGCGGTTCTTCGGACTCGACCAGCCCGGAGGTGCCCGATGACCAGAAAGACCCAGACCGAACCGGCCCGCCGCCTGCGCTGCGCCATCTACACCCGCAAGTCGAGCGAGGAAGGGCTCGACATGGAGTTCAACAGCCTCGACGCACAGCGCGAGGCCTGCGAGGCCTACATCGCGAGCCAGCGCGCCGAGGGCTGGGCCTGCCTGCGCGAGCGATACGACGATGGCGGGTTCTCCGGCGGCACGCTGGACCGCCCCGCGCTCAAGCAGCTGATCGCCGATGTAGAGGATGGGCTGATCGACGTGGTCGTGGTCTACAAGATTGACCGCCTCAGCCGCGCGCTGATGGATTTCTCGAAGCTGGTCGAGATCTTCGACCGCCATGGCGTGACCTTCGTGTCCGTCACGCAGTCGTTCAACACGACCACGTCCATGGGGCGGCTGACGCTGAACATCCTGCTCAGCTTCGCCCAGTTCGAGCGCGAGGTGATCGGAGAGCGGATCCGCGACAAGGTCGCCGCCTCGAAGAAGAAGGGCATGTGGATGGGCGGCTACGTGCCGCTTGGCTACGACGTGGTCGACCGCAAGCTGATCGTGAACGAGGCCGAGGCTGCGCAGGTCCGCACCATGTTCGAGCTCTTCGCGCGCTCCGATTCCACCGCCGCCGTTATCCGGGAGCTGAACGCCCGCGGCATCCGGTCCAAGCGCGGCCGGCCCATCGACCGCGGGGCGCTCTACAAGCTGCTGCACAACCGCATCTACCGCGGCGAGATCGCCCACAAGGGCGAGACCTATCCCGGCATGCACGAGCCCATCGTCGATGCCGATCTGTGGGATGCCGCCCATGCGGTGCTGTCCGGCAACCGCAACCAGCGCGCCGGGCGCACCCGCAGCACCGAGCCGGCGCTGCTGCGCGGCCTGATCTTCACCGAGACCGGCGCCGCGATGACCCCGCACCACACGAAGAAGGGCAACAGGCGCTACTGCTACTACGTCTCGATGGACGTGATCCAGAAGCGGCCGACGGCCGAGCTGCGCGGACCCCAGCGGCTCCCTGCGGCCATGGTGGAGGAGGCGGTCATCGGAGAAATCCGGCGGCTGCTGCGCACGCCGGAGATCATCGCGCGTACCGCCCGCAAGCTGAAGAGGGAGCGCCCAGACCTCAACGAGGGTACCGTGACCAAGGCGCTCACGCAGTTCGACGATCTCTGGAAGGCACTGATCCCGGCTGAGCAGGCCCGCGTCGTCCAGCTGCTCGTGGCGCGCGTGACGGTGGGCGAGGACGGGCTCGACATCGACCTGCGCCACGACGGGCTCGGCGCGCTTGCAAGTCTGATGGCGCCCGCGCGGGAGGACGCCGCCTGATGCCCGCGAACGACACGATCCGCGTCCACATCCCGCTCACGGTCCGCAAACGCGGCGGCCGGCCCCGTATCCTGCCGCCGAAGGACATCGAGACGTCGGACCCGCCGCCGGGACAGGATCCCCGCGTGCTCCGCGCCATCGGCCGGGCATGGGCATGGCGGCAGCGGATGGAGCGCGGCGAGACCACCACCATCGCCGATCTCGCTGCCGAGGAAGGCCTTTCCGACCGCTATGTCAGCCGGCTCCTTCGCCTCGCATGGCTGGCACCGGACGTCCTCGAGCGGCTGGTCGTGCGCCGCGAACCCTGCACGATCAGCCTTTATGACCTATGCTTCGTCGCATCCCTGCCGTGGGACGAGCAGTCGGCGCGGGTGTTCGACTGACGGTCAGTGAAAGCTGGCCTGAAACGACGTGGGGGTCAGTGATACATGCGCATCGAGCGGCGGGTAAAGCTCGAACGCCCTCGGCTCGCGCGAGAAATTCCACATTCGGAATAGGCACCATTCAGCGCGCCGTTCGTCGGCGACAGCCAGCTCGTTCCGTGTGATGTGGAAAGGCGTCCGCTCCCAACCGTTCGTCGTCTTCACTTCGATCAGCCGCGGGCGGCCATCGGGCGCATAGCTGGCGATGTCATAGCCCGCGCCGTCGCCATCCTCCTCCGAAACCCAACGGACCTTGCCCGCCAGGTCATCGCGCCCCGCGGCTTTCAACGTGGCGTGCTCATGGGCCAGGACACGCTCTTCGCCAGCGCGGCCAAGGGCGCGATTGCGCTCGTCCCGGCCCGCCACGTCGAACTTCCTCGCGATATGCAGCATCTGGTCCAGCTCCTGCGGCGGAGGCTGGTTGGAGAGCGTGGGCGGAGGACCGATCCAGATCTGCGCCGCCTCGCGCATGCCGGTCGCAGGGCGCGTTCCTGGCAACCGGCCCAGCCAATGCGGATTTAGCTCCAGCCACCGCGCCACCGCATCGACCAGCGTCATCTGGAAATTGAAGGCGGGCTTGTAGCCGGGGATCCAGTCCTCGCCGAGCCCCTTCAGCACCGCG